GTTCTTTCTGCTGGGACTTACGCATAGCCACAGCTTTCTCGGCACCTTTTTCATCTGTTGAGCGGCCCAATAATTGGTCCACTCCCTCATCCATCTGTTTAAGTGCCTTACGGTTTGCTTCAATATTCTCTTTTTCGGTTTTAATTTTTTCATCATATATTGCTATCTTAGATAGTACATCGCCTGATGTAACACCTTGATCCATGTGTGCTTTACTTAAGAAGCCAAATATACCCATACTTGTAATTAATGCAATAGCTATTACAGCTGGCACTAAGTATAGTTTGAGTAATAATCCAGCACGATGCCAATACTTACGCAACCAAACAGTTGCAGTAATCTTAGCGAGTTCAAGTGCTGACCCCATAATGATAACTGGAACGACAGCCCCGGCAAAGATAGTAGTTAATCCTATAATACTATACCATGCGGCGATAGTACTAAGGGTTAATGCTACTAATAATGTGAGGTTGGAAAAACTGAATATTCTTTTAAGCATTGTTTATTTAGTGTAAAACGGACTGGTTAAATAGTCATTCAAATAACTGACCGTATATTTCAATAAATTGTTGATAATTTAATATTAATTTTTGCGGAATGCCAGGACCTTGATAAGCCAAATAAGTAACACTAGAACCACCGCGTAGTTCATCTACTTCTCTTACTTGGATTATCTCTATCCTGTTACCATCTTCAAATGTATATGATCTACCTACTAGTGGATGTGTCATATCGCATAACCAAGCACTTGATAGATCAATTGATCTAGTTCTGTTTGATAATCGTTATTACCTAGTCTACGCTTCAACCAGATTGTTTCTAACAATTCTTTAGCATCAAACGACCCTTCTGAAGGCATTGCCTCGCGATCTTGTAATTCTTCAATTAGATCCTTGGTGTCAAAGTCACCGAGATTAACTTCAACTTCTGTATATACAAATCGTGACATAATTTACTCTAAAGAAATTCTTAATTGATTTTCGTTATAGATGTGCAAAGCGCCTGCTACTTCTGGAGTAGTACATTCTACAACCACTCTACGTTGACCAGCAAGTGTATCAAATACTGATACAACAATACCGGGCCATTTGTAACCACTAACCTTTTCTACCTTATCACCTACTGCAAATAATGCCATTGTTATACTCCAAAAATATATTTAATCGTTGCTTGAACTTGAATCACTACTTGAACTTGAATAGCTTGAATCACTGCCCGACGAACTATAACTACTAGTATAGGTTGACTGTTCTGGTTCAGAATTCGTAGAACTATATGTTACTACTTTGGTTTCAGCAACAGAAGGCGAATGCATAACCATCATATTTGCTAAGTTAGGTTCTGTTGATGATGAATTTGGATTAGCCCACCATTGCTTAATTGTTTCTTTTTCTTTTTGACGAACCAATCTAGCATGATATGTTTCTTCTTCTTTCAGCCGGGCAAGTTTAGCATTATGCAAACTGTCTTTTTCTTTTTGTGCATTTTCACGAGCCAATGCTAATGCAGCTTCCTTCTTGACCTTCCTAGAGTAGGAGACTACACTAAGAAGGGAAACTGTAACAATCATTAAAACAACTATCACTACAATTTCAATAGAAGTCATGTCACTTACCAATGTTCATCAATGTTTTTGTATCTCCACCTAACATAGTAGAGGGCAATGCACCATCCCACTTTTCAATCCACTGCAACTTGACATAGTTTTCACCACCGTTGCTTTGAATAGCAGCTGCCTGAATAGCAATAGCTTTAGCTTCACCGTCAGCTTGTGCAATACGACTTGCAGCTTCAATTTTAATACGTGCCAAATCTTGTTCAGCTTTAGCAGTTTTCTGAGATGAAATTACTTTATCTTCAATTGCTTGTTGATATGCTTTACTAAAACCAAAGTTCACCAAACTGATGTTACTTACAGTAATATTAAACGGAGCCATTTTAGTAAACAAGTGTTGTAGAATCGCTTGACTAACCATATCACGTTTAGTTACAAGTTCTTCACTTGTATAGTGACCAGTTACACTTTTAAACGCTTCGTTAATGCCAGGGCCAAGAACCTTTTCATCTACGTTAAGTCCATACTCTTTATAGATATGAGGGACTTTAAGAGGGTCAAGGCGAAAGTTAACTACAATATCAGTATGTACTACTTGCAAGTCTTTGGTACCTGCATTAGCACCTTTAAGTTCTGCTTTCTGTAATCGTACATCAACATCCTTGATCTGACTAATTGGATTGACAAAATGAACACCTTCAGTTAACGGTAGGGGATTAACTTCACCTAATGTAACTTGTACGCCAGTGTGACCTGCACTAATTACAGTGAAACTAGCAAACCCCACCGAAACAAGAATAATTGCCAATCCTGCAGTAATACCTGCAATCTTCTGTTTGTATTCCGAAAGTATCATAATCAATCCAAAAACCAAAACAGCAATGAGAACACCAGCTAAAATATAAAACATAAAAACTCCTAGTTAAAAAACATTATATCACTTATCGTCACGAAATCTAACGAATCTGGGAAAACGCAAGCTATAACTACCGTCTTGATTTTGGGTAATTACATCACACAATATTTCACCAGTTCGTCCAATAATCATATTCCTGTCACGCCATAGATTATCTCTGTCGGTATCACTAAAGCCACTACCAACATTGACTGTAATGAACTTAGAATCATCTTCACCGGAGCAAACCAGTGCCCCAAGTCGTCCTTTATTTCTACCAGTGCCTTCTTCAACACCGATAACCTCCAAATCTACAGTAATCGTAGGTTTCCATTTCATCCAATCTGTACTACGTTTACAGATATATGGGGCAGACATTTCTTTAATCAGAATGCCTTCAAAACCAGCATTAACATTGTCCTTAGCATAACGCTCAAGTTGATCCTTACCTGCTGCGGTATCAAGATCAACCATGATATGAGGCAGTAATTCAACATTGGGCATTTCTTCAACGACTGGTCGCATTACATCAAGTAGTGCGATACGCTTTTTCAGTGGAGCATTCCAATGTCCTCTATGAAAGTCAGCAAGTGGAATAATGTCAAAGATATTGAATACACTATCTTCTGCTTGTGCATCAGTCTTACGGCGTGCTTGTCGCATTAGTTCTTGAAAGGTGTTACCAATTACTTCACCGTCAAGTACAAAACCCTCATAAAGGCTACGACCCTGATCTACTCCGCTACACGCACGAACTATCTTACTAAATTTAGCACGAATCTGGTCTTCAATGTGAGTAAAGTTTTCAAACACTTTACCATTGCGACTGAAACACATGACAGTGGTATCGCCAAAGTCACTATGAGTAACCACAAACAACGCACGAACACCATCCAATTTAGGCTCTAGACGTTTGGTGCCTTTCATTTCAGGACGACCTTCACTATTGGCTGCTAGTTGACAGCTAAAGATTGGGATTTCATAGTCAGTCTTTTTACAAATTTTGTTGATAGTAGTACTAGAGATACCTACACGAAGGTCTCTGCGTAATACAGGAGCAAGGAATGTATTCCATTCATCACTATCAAACCGTTCAGCCAAACTCTGTACTGCATCACGGGCAGCATGACCAGTTAACTTGCGTTGGCTAAGTTGATTCATCAATTCATTAAAGTCATCCCAAGGGTTTTCCGCATTAACAATTCCAATAGTATTGGGAATTTGTTTAACACCAAATGTTATGTAGGGGTTATAACACGCTTTTGCAAATTTCAAAAAATTGATAGCATTGCTACTGCCCAGGACACTTGCCTCTAATGCTTGTAATACTACATCTTCCTTATGAAGACGGCTATCCGATTCGTTTAATTTTGTTATCCATGATGCTGACATTGTTTTTCCTTTTTAAATTTTTAGTTTGTTATGTGTAGTAGCCTCTACTGCCCTAGATTTACATTCATCTACTACTTCGGGAGGTACATTTTCATAATCACCGAGACTAGCGCATTCATATTCAATTATCACTGAGTTTGGATCGTCGGGTTTCATGCATTCTGGATCAACCTTTATCCAGCATAATGCAACACCCAATCCCAATATACATATGATAATATTTTTTATCATGTTTCTATCAAATTATTCTTTTGATTTTTTAAGATGAGAACCAATTGCTTATTGCGTTCATCTTGTTCTTTACGCTTACGCTTGTCATCCGTGTTCTTGTCAACGACCATGCGATCATAATCACGGGCCCATTCAACTCCTCGCATCCAATATTCGGCGCCTTCCAATGTACCAACAAACAATTGTGCATCACGGCAATAGATAGGCAATTCATCACTATCTTTGGGAACCAATGCTACAAGTTCACCGTACATATCATCATGACGGTTATTAGTAAACTTCATTCCAAGTTTTTGGGCACGTTCTTCTAACCTGCGAATTGTTTTAATTGTATTCCAGCCACTCATATTATGCTTTCAGTGTTTCCCAAATATATTCTTTTTCAATCTTATCAACCCACTTGGTTCTGATATTATTAGTATCAAGAAGCCAATCTTTTATATTTTCTTCACTTCCCCAACTGCTAGTTGGAACTTCTGCCTCAGTAACCAACCATTTAACAATCTCATAGATAACATGCTTATTGGCATAATCTGCACTATTTACTGCACCATACAAATTGTTAGTGAGGATGCTTGTAAGAAAACCTCCCGGTTGATAACCCTTAATGAAATATTCATCCAATGCTTTCATCGTATGTGCAGGAATAGCCAAAGCACCTAATAGGCGACCCTTCTCATCACGACCCGGAAACAATGACAATTTGTTAATCATTACAACCTATTATTGATTGACTTGTTCTTGCACAATGGCTTTTGTTTTATTCACACCGTTGTCAAGCAGTTTAGCAATACCACTAAAGCCTACTGTAGCGACTACGATTCCAAACAATGTTCCAAAAATAAAGTTTTTCATTTTGTTGGTTTAATCCATGTTGACATTACATCGGTTCCGTGTTTTACATCTTCCCCGATACCCTTGACTGCTCCCGCTACTGTACTACATCCTGAGATAAAAGTCAATAGCAATATTACCAATACTGTTTTCATACGATTACCTTTACCCGATTAAGTTGAGTTATACTATCACGGTGTGCTTTGACAGTACCATGCAGGTCAATCATCTTGCCCACTTCTAGTTGTTGTTTATATGCAAAGAATACAACTTGGTCATCACTAGTGATACCAGACATGTAATGTGTATTCCATTGGTGTGAAAAGATAGTTTTGATTACTTCAATTGAAAGTGACACTTTGTCACCTGCACGACCAATCAATCCGCCCTTAGCAAATGCAATACGCTGATCCACTGTTTGACGTTTCATGCCACGCTCGTAACCTGAGGGCAGACTTGTAAGTACTGCGATATCATAATTGGTATCAATGATATCACGATTCGCAATCAACATTGCGGTGTTGTCAAACTCTGATAGTTTGATACCTTTAAGGATTTTGAATGTGAATGCTTGATAGAATTGACGGACCTTCTTACCTTGTTCACGATCCTCAGCAGTAATCTGAGTAATGTCAGCAAGAAATTGCGTCACCAAATTGCGGTTCGTTTGCCCTGCAGGAGCATCTTCAACATTTTTAATGTAACCTTGATTGAGGCGGTGTGCTTGACAAGCCGCGGCCCATGCATCATCGGCATTGATATTCAGGAGAGCAGGTTTTTGATAGCGAGCCATTTTGTGATCCTTAAACAGTTTCAACTTCAACTTTAGCAACACGCATTGCATTCAAATTTTGATGCGTAGCACACAGGCGAACCGAATAATCATGTCCGGCAATCTGACCAAGTGTAACATCAATCCAAGGAACAATTTTATTAGCAGCATTCAGACTCAAGCAAATGTTAGTGATAACACCTTCAAGATTTCCTGCAGCACTAGACCAAGAAATTGTGTCGTTGATATTGAAATTATTCATATTTAACTCTGTTTGTTGACTGTCTAAGATTCTATTATATACCCAAAACCATTTAATGTCAAGAAAATTCGTAAAATTTTACAGTAGAATCCAGTTTTTGCAGTTCTTTTGCAACTTGTGTCAATTGACGATACTTAACCTGAACCTGACTACGGGAGAGTTCACCGTCACAAGAGAGATTTTCGGGGCTGAGGTCACAGTCCAAACAATCAGCAACTTCCTGCCGACCTTTGCTAGTTTGAATTTCATATTCTTTACCCTTGAACAGACGGTTCCATTTGTTCTTTTGATCTATGTATTTCTGAAGTGCTATCATATCAAGTCCTTTAGTTAACTGTCTAAGATTGTATTATATACCCAAAACCATTTAATGTCAATCTTTTTTGCTTAATTTTTAAGCAAAAATTAGTTAGCAAAAATCAAATCATCTTGCATTATTGCTCTATTTCCTTTGTACAACTGAAATTGAACTTTTGTATATGTATTATTTTCTCGCCAATCAAATTGCCATCTGTCAATGGGGAAGTATAGCAAGTCCTTAATTCCGTCACCGTCAATATCTACATATATATGCGCCGAACCCCTAGGGACTTTTGGTATTATACTTGAATTCAATTTTCCAAATTTGCCTTGTCCATTGTTTACATAAACTAATGGGGTGCCAGTTGTTCTAATTAAAATATCATCCATCCCGTCCCCATTAATATCCCCGCATTCCATATGATAAAAGTTAGCATCAAGTTGGTCTGTATTCAGTGTGATTGGATTTATATTTAAATTCTCAGTAGTTACTCCCGATGAAATTAATTTTACAACTGGAGGAGACCATGTATCAGTTAACTGTTGTCCAGTATATCCACCTTCAATTAATTTGCCTATAAATGAATACAACACTTCGGTTGGTCCGTCTTTTGTTCTTTTCAAAGCGCATCCCTGGTACAAACCACCGTAATCAATATAATCATTATTATCTACTTTAAACACAGTTGTAGCAGTGGTGTTCATTGCACTGTTTTTTAATAAAATTGTTCTAGGTGCAAGATAAGGGTAATCTAATAGTTTACTCCACCCGTCATTTAGATTTTTCCAAATTTCTAATTTCTGTCCGTTATCAAATTTGTTAACGATCATAGTCGGTGATGTTGAATTTTCTGGTTGGATGAATACAGGGGTTTTTTGCAGCCATTCAAATCCCGAAGCTCTATTCCATTGCCCATTGAATGTCCATACTTCTACTGACATGTCGGCAGGAAGCAACACTATTTGCTTATTTCCATTTTTATCCTTTATCAATTTAATATCGTCTCCCCACAATATATTACCAAAAGTAAGTTTATTGTAATGCCCCTTCCCATCACTGATAAAAGAAACTGTTTGACACCTCATATTGCTAAACTGATCACTTGGAGTCCACAAATAAGTTCTATTGTCTTCACGATTACATGACAGTACCATATCGTCATATCCATCACTATTTAAGTCAGTGACCACATACCCTATACTTATACCGCCAATATCAACCATATCTGAGCCAAATATCTCTTTTGTTTTATCTTCAAAGACGCCAGTTGAAGTTTGAATAAATGCAACTAATGTGTTAGGTACAGGACCAGTATATGCCTCACTTACGTTATGTCTACACCATAATGTAAACACTAGGTCCATTTTACCGTCTTTGTTTAAGTCAACTGGTATTGCAGTTTGCACCATAACTTCTGACCCGCATAACAAATCATATTTCGCCCTCAGGTCTGGTAGAAGTTGAGGAGAAGTTGCAAATAGTGCAACTGGTTTTACGGACGCTGTTAGCATTACGGGAGTAGTGGGTACGGCTCCCCCACCGCCACCGCATCCAGCAAGTACAACTGACAATAACAATAATAGTTTTTTCATAGATTATCCATAGTTACACAATACATTAGTATAGCATGGAATAGATTTATTGTCAAGGTAGGAATGCCCCAATTAAGGGGCATTTTGAGCAAGAATTACTTCTTAGTTGTATTTTGGTTTACAAAACCATACATCCTTTCAGCAGTTTCCAAAATCTTGTCTAGACCTGGAAAAGTTGGCATTGCTACAGTAGTAACCACTTGCCCAGTCTTTTCGTCCTTAGCAACTGACATTTCCCAGCCTCGGAACTTAGAATGATATTCTTCAGAAATAAGGCCTTTAGCCATATCTAAAATTTCGGTACGGATTTCGTAACCGTTTTTGTTGAATTTTACTTCGGGTAATTTTGGTGTGTAATCTGACATAATAATCTCCTTGTGTTAATGTCGGTGTGTGTGAACTGGCTTATTTTTTCTCAGTCTTTACCTTGACTGTCTCATCCTCACTATGAGGATAAATTGTTTTGCTCATGCTATCAGCAGCATAAGACAACATCTCTATTGTATTCTTTGCCATCATTTTTGCAAAGACTGTTTGGGCATCTATAAAGTCGTTGGCAACCTTATTTAATCTCTCGTCTTTGTAAATTTGATTAGTTGCCATTCTTTTTGAAGACTGGAATAATTCTATGTAAAAATCAGGTGTAAACATAATGGATCCTTTGAATGTATGTTATTTAGTTTTGGGTTGAAAATTTTCAGGGTAATTCAACCTCTCCCATTCTTCGTCAGTTACTGGTTACCAGTAAGTCACAACCATAATCTCCCGGTATTTTTCTCTTGAGAAAGTTGATATTGATGGGTCAACCGATCTATGTCACCTGTATTTTGTGGAGAACGACTTACTATATATTCTTCTAGTGCAGAGCCATAAGTCTGGGGCCTACCGAATTTATTGAATAGGTTATGAAAATAACCTGCTAATTGGTTTAACATTTGTTTTCCTGTGTATGTGTAAATTGAGTTTTTGTAACAGAACTCATTAACTGTATTTATACCTGAATATAGATTTCTCTATATTTTTGTATAGCTTGCTCTCGTGCAACAGCTAGTTTACTGGTTACAGAATCTGATAATGGTTGATCATCATCAAAATCCATAACCTTTCGTGCTACTTTAGGACAACTATATGCACAATGAAAGTCTAAAATTTCTGGACCATCATCGTCATCAGTGTCGTTTATTAAAGTATTACTTGGTAGCAGTTGCTGGCTTGGCTTCTGGAGCAGCTTTATCTGTAGCTTTTTTGTCCTTGACAGGTTTAGCACTTTTAGTGGCATCCACTTGTTTGTCTTCTTTTTTCTTAGCCAATTTAACTTCTTCTTTGGCTGGTGCTGCTACTGGTTTAGCCGCGGCTGGTGCCGTTGCTTCAACTTTGTCAGCTGGAGTCTTTTTAGCTTCTTCTTTCTTAGCAGGTGCAGCAGGTGCAGCAGGTGCAGCAGCAGGTGCAGCAGCAGGTGCAGCAGCAGGTGCAGCAGCAGGTGCAGCAGCAGGTGCAGCAGCCTTAGCAGGTTCAGCAGCAAAAGCGGCGGTTGCTACCAAAGTAGCGATAAGAGTTGCGATTTTTTTCATTTGTAGTTTCCTTTAAAGTTAATGAAATTTATGCTTGACATTTTGTCTCGCATATATATTTAACGCCGTGGCCCAAGGTTCCGTTGACAAGACTAAATACTAAATGCAATATATATCTTATCAGGGCATATTCAATGGAACTAATTTTGAAGATGCTGCCACACCCAAACAAATAACCAAATCAATGAATGCTGGATTCAGCACTATGGTTAACGTATGGCGTAATAGCGGGAAATTATATTTGGGTGTTACTCAACCAATTACCGAAGTGACTGAAAAGTATCTTCAAGGTCCGCGATTTTGGCTTAATTCTATGAATAATGAAATGCAAGTTTGGATAGTAACTCAATCAAGCACACTTTATCCAAATTACTTCTGGTTTCCTACTGCTACTGAAAGTACACCCGTAACAGCAAGTAATGGAAAAATTATCACTCCTGGCACTGTTCCTGTAAACAACTCTAGTGTTATATTTCTACCCGAAATACAAGATAGAGCAATGTTTAGTACCGTACACCTACGTTGTTTTGGTGTATGTAGTAATTACTTGTCTTTTATTAAACGTATGCGTAACGAAGGTGAGTGGTATTAACCACCGCGCCCTGTTCTACGTACAACACTTGCCCCGCTAAATCCTTTAGTGTTTGCTTTAGGTCCTTGCTGCTTTGGAGCCTTGCTTAATCCAGGATGTGCTGCGTTTTTCTTTTTAGCTTCTTGTGCCATTGCTATGAATGGATTTGTGCTTTTCTTTTCTGTCATTGTCGTATCCTCACTGATTCTAAATAACTTTCTATATCACCGTATAGTGCTAGCATCATTGCTATCTTGCTATCATAAAGTCTTATAAAGGGTTCTTTTACTTCTATAGTTTTATTTACACTAAAATAATATGGGCATTTAATTTTCTTATTACATTCAGTTAGAAACTTATACCAAGCGCCACTTCTAATTTTAACCGCTAAGTCAAAATATTCAATTTCTGCTTGTCTAAACATTATATCACCCTGTGGGGTGAGGCGTAGGCTGTCACCTGATTTAGTGAACCACCAATCACTTATGATTGTTTCAATTGGAATGTTGTTGCTAGGTAGTTGATCCATAACTAACCTAGTGATAGTATATTTTACTTTTTTTCTATCACTCATCGGGGTACACTGTAGTACCATTATTCATAAACACTACAGTAAACTTGTCTGTTTTAAATTGTATGTTTAGCTTGCGACAAAGATTCCGTGCATGTCCTGGATTACTGAAACTTGTTTTCTTATATTTAGGAGTAGCATCAGGGTCTTGATAGTGTTGTGACTTTAAGTTGATCGGTTGGCGATCATAGAATACAGCCCATATGCCACTAGCTTCTACAATTTGATCAGACTTGTATGTGTTCTTGTCTACAAGTTCTAATAATATTTTTGGTTGTGTTCTACTCATTAAAATTTACCTCCGACTAGTTCAACTTGAATAACTTCGGAAGTGTTCTTCTTTCCTTCAGTAACCTCATAATGATCTATTAATAATTTAGCTAATTCATCACGCAGACCACGGGCATCAGATAATGGAATAACCACATCTTTACCTTGTCTACTTTCAATGTTAGATACTCTATCAATAAATCGTTTGATATGCATTAGATATTTATCTGCATTTTTGCCTCATCTTCAGTTTTATAAGGACCTAAATATTCATAACGCTGGATAAAGATGTATTTAGGGCAAAAAATGACAGTTGAGTCTTCTCCTTGCATCAAAACATACCATCCTGCAGCATGAAAACACTTGCTTTTTTGTGTTTTTGTAAAAACATGAATCTTGCGCTTGATATCAAGTATAGAGTTAAATACCTTCTTTGTAGTGGGATATTCGTTAAAAAGTATTTCTTTTTTGTTCTTATCTATTTTGATTGTTTGAAATTCTATATTGGTTTGCTTCTGAATAGAATTAGTATTTTTGAAATGAGTTTTGCTTCCGTTAAGTTTTACCTCAAAGCCGGACCCATCAGCAATAACATTTCCTACTTTTGATGTACCGTCAGTAACAATCCAAAATTGATTTTTAACGACGGGTTTTGCGATTAGTGGTTTTGACATCTTCTTCCATTTCTATTAATTTTGTAATCTTTTTAAAATTACTTTGTTTATCTACTATAACATTAAATGTTACCTTTTCATAGCGAATAGGTAAATCCAAATGAATACTAAATTGTGGTCCAATTGAGTCATTGATTACTGTATCGTTGCCAATCGTACCTACGAATGGAATACTATTCCAGTATCCAAATACACGTTGACCAAATTCATATTTAGCAACGTGTCGGTTCTTAGCAAAATAATCAGATAGATTTACCATACTATTCCCATTGGTTTGTTTTATAGTCCCAATGACGGGTGTCGTAAAAGTGTAATTCAAAATCGTAACCAAATAGTCCAAATTCTATTTGTAGCCCTGCATGATCTTGTCTACTTGAATATACCAATGATAATTTAATAATATTTGCTGTACAGTAAATATTGGCTTCAACTGCTTTATGCTTGGTGAGCATCTTACATTTTGATGCTAATATTCTAAAGCGTTTACTGAACGGATTGCTAATGGTAAAATCAAGATTGATCATTCTTCAACTCCAAAAAATTCTCTAAGGTGTTTCTGCACCTGTGATGCACCCTCATAACTCAAATCTGAATTTTCATCACGCAGGACATCACGCACACATTCAATAGCATGACCAACAATCAACTGGGCGAACTTTTCCTGAAAAAATTCTTCATTGCTAGGACCAGCTTTCCATTGTTCTTGAAATTCGTCTGCTAAGACCCGAGCCTGATTAGCCAGTTGTTTGATTTTTTCATTCATATAACCTCTATCACACAATATTGACTGTATGGATAATTCTCATTCAACCATTCAATCATACCTTCTTCATAGGGAAGAAATACACTATTAAACTTGTTAGTGATATACTTATGCATGATCATTCTTTTGTTAATTCAGCAACTAATAAGAAATGTTCGTAGGCTTTTTTTACCGCAGGGTTAGTCATTAATTTATCTGCTTCTATCATCATAGCATTCACCCCGGCTTCTGCTAAATCTCTAGCACTACCATGCTGCAAAGCAAATCGTTCAGTACCAAACTCTTTGGCTAATTTATTCCAAGCCTTACGCTGACCTTCAGTGATAGGAGTTGATTGCGGTTTAAGTTCACTAGCCATGTGTATAGCACGAGTAATTTCATCCGCGGCTACTCTTCCTGCAGCAATCATAGCGGCATAGTTAGGGTCAATGTTGTATCTACGACTTTGGCCACCGGGAAAACACATAACCAAATGAGTACCTTTTGAGAAACTGTCTAGGTATTCATTATCGTATTCACTAATAGGAACATACCTACGTCCTATTTTTTCATAATAAATCTTTTTCATATCAAGTCCACAAACTATTTCTGGCTTTAATTAAACGAATCAGCATTTCAGTATCTTCTTTTTCGTAGGCTTTTTCAATCTTATCCAGAAGTTTATGCGCTTTATCACTGGCTTTTTTATCTTCTGGATCTTTACTGTTTAAACTGGACATAAAATTGTTGGGGTATTTCACACGCATGGCTTCACAGTAATCACTCCAACCACTTGCATCATGTGGATCTGGACGATTCTGATACACTGTAGTCCACCATATATAAAGTTCTTTGATTTCTTTTGCTGAAATTGCCTGACTAGTTGGCACTGCCTCACCTTTTTTATCTTCGTCTAACCATTCTAAATTAGTAAGTGTCATTGCCCAATCAAGATGATCTAATCCAGCTTGAGGGCAACGCCATGTTCTCCAACGGAACCAACCCGTAGCATAGAATGGAGGATTATATTTAGCACGATCTTCTTTACTACCCCAAGCAATGTGGCTCCATGCAGTTTCTATCTCAACAAAATCCACCAACTCATTGAATAGGCAAGGCAAAAAGCGGTTCCCCACGTCCTGCCATTGACCCGGCTTAATATCCCGGGGATGAGCGGTAAGACTATTAGTACGAGTAACCCAACGGTTGTTAATGTAGTATTTGATATCATATAGAGTCCTTACAGGCCATGTTACAAAATCTTGGATATGTCCAAGTGCTTCCTCAGCCAGCCAGTAACGAAAGTTGTGTTTTATTTGTGCTTGAGTGGTCCATTCATCCCATTCTTCACTTGTACCTGCACTGAGTTTTTTAGTGCCGCGGATCCAATCTGCGAACGGACTAGAACTCCAATAATTACTATGTTGTGCCATTTATTCTCCTAATTTTTCCCATATCCATTCGGATTCTTTCATATGTACAACTGATTTCAACCATCCGTTGCGAATGCATTCATTTATAACTTGCTTATAGTTTTCGGGACACATGGGACTAAGTTCAAAACTAGCCCGAGGTATGCCCATGATACCTCTTTTGTCGGTTAGCATGAAGTCTGGTTCACCAGATCGTATTGTTTTCCAACTAAACTTAGCCATTATTTCAATACACCTACATAAGGACTGTTGAGCCATTTTGCATATGTCTCTGCGTTATCTGCAATTTTATTCAATGAAAATTTTGAGGCAAACTTCATCAAGTGAATTCCAACTTGAGGAATAGTAGTTCTGCGAACACCTTCACGAATGTTTGTATCTACTGACAGTTTAATATCATCCGGCTGGGCTGTTAGATCAATCAAAGTTTTATTTCTAGCAAATGCATCTTTAACACGAATCTCATTCCCTGCATGGTCGATAAAATGTTGAAGCATAAAATTATTATAAGCAAACCCTTGTTTGTTACGATCCTCATATGCTTCACAAATACCAACTTTGTTCTTAGTGCCTTTTTCACGACAGCCCGGAAAAGCACTAAAAATATTATCGGAGGTGTCTCCCCTGCAAATCTTACGGAACAGCAAATATTGAGGATCCTCTAGTAACTTGGGTTCTTTAGTTTTCTTGTCAATTACTGCCTTACCGTTTTCCTTAAAGTATCCATCCAGCGTGATGAGTTCCCCCGTAACGCCCTGGTATTGCTTGACATTTGGTGCGATTAGCTGAAAAAAATCGCTGTCTGTTGAAATTATAAAATGTTCATCTTCTGGATGAAGTGCCACAAATCTTGCTATGAGATCATCAGCCTCAGCTTTTGGATCACGCAGGACACTACAGTTTGTGCGGTCTTTAAGATAAGTTGTAAATTTTTCGTAGGTGTCCCAAAATAATTTATTTTCTTCAACCTCAGCCTCTGTTTGAGACAAGGTATCTACTACACGATTCTTTTTATACGGAGCATATACGGCCTTCCTCCACGATTTTCCCTCCAAGCAGAAAACCACATGATCAATTCCAAAACGTTTTACAATTTGATTAGTACTTGCTAATGTAAGATGTAGTGCCATTGCAATTTTCTCTTCCACTGTACTACTGCGTGATGCAATGTGACGGGCCCTAAAAAATGTGTTGGCAGTGTCTATGAGGGCGTAACGATGTGTCATGTTTGTATTATATGCTGGAATTTAATAATAGTCAATTCTTATTTTTTTACAAATACCCATAAATCTTCATAATTTCCATTTCTAGTTTTCTTTGCTTGTCTTGTGCCCGAAATAGCACTCCATTGTACACGATAATGCTTATCCAAATCCATATGTTTCAGTACTATATCACGCATATCTTCACTAATAGTGACCATTTGTTTTTGTCTATTGATATAATTACTGATGACAAATCCAAACTTAGCATTAGGTTTCATTACCTTAACTGCTAATTTAACCGTTTCTTCCCAATATCCTTTCAACCAAGTTTGGTAGTCTGGAAAGTTATTAAAACTTTGTCCGTCGCTTGGGTAAATTTCCAAGTCAAAATAAGGAGGGCTTAGTAATACTGCATCAACACTATTTTTATATTTTTTAACAAAGTTATGTTTTGCATCTAGTTCTTCACTAGGGCATAGATATAAATCAATTGTTTTTTCTTCTGATACAAAGATGCTATTTTCCTGATATGTTTTATATACAGTATGTAATAGATTACCATTTTCAACTACATCAGGTATTACATCAGTAGCAATGAAGTTTTTAAATTTACTATTATAGAATGCAATTTGATATGCATTCCAACCCATTACAGGTGCAAACAATGTATCACCAGTGAATACATTATCTAGTATACCTTTATATGTTGCTGGGTTAAAGATACTAGCACGATTAGCACCGATCATAAAGTCTAACCAGAATTGACTAGGGTCACCGTTGTACTTACATATATGATCAAAGAATGCAGGACCCACTAAACTATTTCTTACTTTGAAATCTTCAAACATTACCTTCAGTAAACCAAAAGTATATTCACTATCATTAGTGTATAGTTTTTTTGTATTATAGAAATTTACAAAGTTGATGTTCTTACAAATCTTACCATATTTGCTATTAGTTCTTCCTGCAAATATATCATTAGTTAGTATATTACTATTGGGTATATCAAAATAGTAATCTACTGATTCTTTTAGTTCACCATATCGTTTGAACCAAGACAATAATGTAGCGTTGGCATCTGTTACTAGAATTCTGTATAAAATTTGTTTATATAGATTTAACCGTTGCTTACGATCATCTTTTTTACTAACACGGTTAACAAAGGTATCAAGGTCACTTCGTACAACGAATGAACCAGAACGGTCCATTATATTTAGTACACAGATTTTATCACAAAACTGTTGAAATGTTACTTTAGGTAAATTGAATTGATTTAGGAAATCTTGTTCAGTAAAGATTAAATTTTTTGGCATATAGTATTATACTTTATAAAACGCAAGTTGTCAAACACTGCGGTCACGTATTTATGCCACACTCAATCTTTAAAAATATTACATCCATCAATAGTGAAGTTTTTAGTGAATTTAATATTATCTTGTATAAATTTTTCAGTAATCATAATAATGTCACGCTTTTTGTGACCTGTTTTTAGATACTTTTCTTTTTCTTCTTGTAGACGATTTATTACAATCTTGCAATTTTCTATAGAACCAATATCATAAATGCGTACCAAAGCAAGGTCATCTTTATTGCGAGCCGTAAAAATATATCGCGGATGTTCAATATCACCCATAGCATGAAATTGAAATGCAGCATCTTGTCCTGCACCTTTTCGTAGCTTACCAGTCTTGGTAAGTAGACCTTCTACTCGTGCAGCTTTTTGTTCAATCGTTCCCTTAGCATCTTTAGCATCTTCACCGTTGCGTGAGAAACTAACATTATAGGAACTTTCATATTGTTTAACTATTTGGTATATAGAAAGTGCGCTTAGTGCATCCGTGTCTAGTATATCAATTTTGTATTTACGATAGATTATTTCTCGTTCAGCAAAGATTCGAATCCTCGCTTCATTCATTTCCTGTAACACTTCAGCGTCAAAATATTTAGACATAAAAATTCCTTTGGTTAATTGAATAACAAGTTATTATATACTCAAATTTATTTAATGTCAATCTTTGGGCCGATACTTATCTGTTAGCGCCATGACTTCCTCTAATGGCACTTTGACCACGTGAATCAGACGCCGCTGTTCTTCACCGATAGCATCATGCTCACGCTGTCCACGCTGCCAAACACTGTGGTCATCACTGTAGTTGTAATGCCAATCATGGAACATGAGCAAGCGTTCCAGTGTGATCAATTCTGGGTTCATATCAAAACTCCTGTTTAGAATGCTTGGGTTTACGATTGTACAATATTTTAGATTGTACAGTTTTGGGTTTGAACGGTGTGTTGTTTTGAAACAACACACGGTGAGCCCTGTGTTTGGGCTGTTCAACAACGAATGAGAGAATTTGCTTTTTCATAACCCATAGTATAGCATGTTCTCCATTTATTGTCAACTAACTTCAAACAACTCGTTCCAAATTGATTTAGGCACATAGCCTTTCTTGTAGTGTTTAGCATTCGTAGGGTCTTGATGATTAAGATGAGGTAATCTACCGAACACATTTTTGTATTGCTTTGCTAATGATCCTTCAGCCCATCCAGTTGCTTTTTCTTCATCTTCTTCACAAATATCCGCAGTAAGCATTCTTTTAGAAATATCCCAAACTGCAATTGTAACGTCATTCTTATTAAATGTTGCAGGTAAAAATCCCTGCGGGATTAAGATACGCTCAATGCCTAACCAAAAATCTGCACCATGTGAACTATGTACATGTTCTTCTTCCCAACCCGGAACCCAACTAAGTTGTCTTGTTATGCGTTCACCAACTTGATATTCTCTCTTTTCACCTAAGTTAGGACAACTTTTTCCTACCTTAGAAAAATCATATGTCAATGGTCCTGGCTTGAAACACATCCCGTAAACGTATGCTTTTTTTATTCCTTGTTCTCTAGTTATTGAATATATATCTCTACAATTTACTAATTTAGAACACTCAATCACAAAATCCGGATTGAATAAATTGATATCATCAAACATTTAATTCACCTTTAAGTAATACTGAATTCAACCCTAGTGACATTTTTTGTAGTGAAACTGCGCCATTCTTTTAAGTCATTATCAAACACACGAATACTAGTGGTTGATTCCTTGCGAGGAGTCTTGCCTTCTGCTAATGGTTTTGCTTCTGGCAACAATTCAGGTTTCAATGTGCAATTCATTACACGTTCAGTTCCATCTTGTTTAGTAAAAGTAACTCTAGTACTTTCATTAATTTTAAGCATACCATTTAACCATTTGGTAAACTTATTCCATTCCTTATCACCCCAATCTTTAGTTGGTTGATAAGGGGCTGCTAATACTTCAAGTGTTTCCATTTTGTTCTTCCCATGTAGTGAAAAAGTTTTTCATTTTTGTTTCTTTATCCCAAGACTTGGTATAATCATTGTCTTGGTCACACAATGCCAATGCTTCTTTTTTAGTTACTACACGATGACTAACAATCTGTTCACCAATATGTTCTTGACTAAACTCTTTGGCTTCTTCCATTGTTACAGTATCTAGTGCCCATAGAGTTTTATCTTTACCGTGTTCATCGGTGCCAACTGGAACCTCTACCATATAACGTTGACGGAATGTACTTATACATTCAACCAATACCCATTGTTTATCTTCGGATACTTTCTTAGTAATACTATATGAACCGTCTTTGTTGTCTTTCCAGTTCAACACATCACCAATTTCAAATCCATTTGATTCCATTACTTCGTCCGGCAACGGAAGAATCAAATCACCTGTATCTGGATCTTTTTGCAATGTAGCAACCCAAGAAGTGTCACCTGTCTTAACCCAATCGGGTTCAAGATTGCTTGGTTCAATTTTAGTTTCAATTTTTTTAGATTTCTTACCCATGATATTTCCTTAATTAATTAACATACGAACAAGACCAACACAATCAATAGCAACTAGCAATAGATAGTTAGCTACCATACCAAATGATTTACGACTATAAGCAGACCAGCCAAACATAATGCATTGACAAATAAAAATAGGATACAGAATGAGAAGAGGCGGAGTTGGTACTGTG